TTATAACGTCACTCCGCCTTTTAGTGGATTCAGAGCGACGGCGTTCTGCAGGTAGTCAGGCGCAAGGTGCGCATAGGTCATTGTCTGCTGAATGCTCGCATGCCCCAGAATCTGTTGCAGTGCAATTATGTTGCCCCCATTCATCATGAAATGGCTTGCGAATGTATGCCGCAGAATGTGGGTTGCCTGATTGGGAGGTATATCAGGTTTCACTCTGCGTAAAATCCCGCAAAACTTCTCATAATCTACCTTGAACAATTTGGCGCTGGCCTCCTCTTTAACTTTTTTCTCCAGTTCCTCAGAAATCGGCACTGTTCGCTTTTTACCGTTTTTGGTTTTCAGGAAGGTAACCCTGCAACTTGTAATCTGTGCTGGTTTTAGCGTGGCAACTTCCGTCCATCTTCCTCCAGTGCTCAGACATAAAAGCGCGACAAGTAAGTCATCACCAGTCAAAACATTTAGCAGTTTTTCGATTTCTGCTTTTTCCAGGAACGTCATTTCAGGGTTAGCCTCCGTCAGTGGCGGCAGTCCGTGAATTGGGTGTTGCCCGGAAAATTCATCCAATTGAATTAATTTTGTGAACATGCCGGATAATCGGTACATGTCGCGGTTTATCGTTGCAGCACTGATGCCATCACGTAGTCGCATGGAGCGATAATCCATCAAAGCCCTTTTGTTCATCCGGCTCACTGGTATATCACCTATGCCGCTGATGGTTTTGAGCAGATGATTAAACTCTTTTGTCCCATGCTCGTGGTTTTGCCCGTGGTATTTCCACCAGATGTCGAGCAATTCTGTCAAAGTTCGGCGGTCTGCTCGCTGGCCTCCCCATTCTTTCTGACTGGCATTGGCGATTGTGTATCGCTCAAATGCTAGTGCTTCAGCTTTTCTTTCAAATTTCCTGCGGATGCGTTTTCCGTCGCGACCGCGAGGTCTAATGTCCACTTCATAGCGACCATCATCGAGCTTCTTAATTGCCATAAGAAAGCCCTCCGGCGCTGTATTCACCATTTTGGTGGCAAATGGTGAAAATGTAATTTTTATATAGAGTTAGCCAATCCTTTTCGCGGAGTGGTCGGATTCTGTTGACTCTGGCCCAATGTGCGCGAGAGCCGGTGCGATTTGTCCCGCTTCCGGCGCTGTTTTATCTGTCATGAGCCATAGTGTGTATTTTTGGAACTGAGGTGCATTGGTGACCTGCAACACAACTTGGATGCCAGGGTCTTGATGGCCTCCTTCGTAATTCTTTAGCGTTCCTAACGCTATACCGCTGATTTCACTGAATTTTGCTTGAGTTAGCCCTTCCGATTGTCTTATTGCTCTTAATTTCTGTGCGATATTCATTTGACATAGTCCTGACTTAATGACTATATTCCCCGAGAAGGTCATTAATCCAGAACCTTTTCGGGCGTGAGTCCAGCGCCGCTTAAACGGTTCCAAGCGGTTTTTAAGGGGCTGGATCCTATGAGGGTAACATAGATGGAAGTTAATGATTATGTGATTAAGTACCCGCTTGATGCGGTACATGCGGAAAAGTTTGCAGATTTATTGGGTAAACCAAAAACCGCAGTTACAGAAATGATAAAGGCTAACAAGCTACCGGTTATCGAGCTTCGAGATCCAAATAAGCCGAAGGCCCGCGCCGGTGAGAAATGGGTTTTCATTCCAGAGTTTAATCGCGCTGTACGTGAGGCGTTTTATAACCGACCGGTTGAACAGCGTGATGCATGGCTTTTGTGGATGGGGTTGTGATTATGAATGAGCCGCGTTGTATTGCTCAGTTACTGCGTAACGAAAGCCCCAGGGCGATTGACTTCACCATCACCCACGGGAAGGGACGCAAGGGAATCATTATCCGCACCAAAAAACAGAGTCCGTTAAAAAAGGCTCTGACCTTTCTGAAAAGCCGGAGGGTATGGAAATGACAGTGATGACGCTCAATCTCGTTGAAAAACAGCCAGCAACTATGCGCCGGATAATTGGTAAGCATCTGGCCGTCCCTCGCTGGCAGGAGACATGCGATTATTATAATCAGATGATGGAACGCGAACGGCTAACGGTTTGCTTCCATGCGCAGTTAAAACAGCGTCACGCAACGATGCGTTTTGAAGAAATGAACGACGTCGAACGTGAACGGCTGGTTTGTGCAATTGATGAACTGCGTGGGGCATTCTCAAAACGCCGTCAGGTCGGTGCAAGTGAGTATGCATATATTAGCTTTTTAACTGTCAGTCAGCGCCGTACTTTATTTATGCATGCCGGATTGACTGAAAAAGAATTCAACCAGCCATACTGGCGAATTAATGAAGAATCATGTTACTGGCGTGATGCTTTATTCCGTGCATTACGTGAATTATTCAGCCTGTTTGAGTATGCACCGACAATTCTGACGTCGGTAAAACCAGAGCAATATCTGCATTAAGTAATTAACCAGAGTTTTTAACGCGCTTAATCGTGCGGGGCTTCTTTTTGCCCGGAGAAAGTCATGCATACAGTTTCTGAAAATCAGTGCGGTAAATACGCATTACTGCTGCAACAGGCCAGAACCGAAGCACAGGCCGACGCTGCGACGCGCTTTTCTTCTCATCTTGACGCCATGATTCGCCATATCACAAAGGCGGAGTTATCCCGCGTGGAGATAGTCGAGCTGCTTAGTCAGGAGTCGGAAAAATTTCACAATATCGGATTGTCTCGCGGGGAGGTGCTTTGATGTCCTGTTCTCATTCAGTTGTGTTACTGAATAACGCCTTAAAAATCGCCGTTATGAAAAATGGCGATTTGTCTCTTATTCAACTTTGTCTTGATAAAGAAAAACGCGACATAACTGAATCTGTTATCGCGATTTATCAGAACGAATTAAATCTCCTGTCTGATGTGGTCAATTTACTTGTTAAACGCGCTGTATTTCACAAGCAAATTTCCTCCGTGGATGAACTGACAAAATTAACGACAGAAATCGCCAGCTATTGCGCTGATGAATTTAAGAAACTGAACGACAAAAGGAGCTGGTAATGCCGGACAACGAGGATTTTATTCAGGAACAACAGGCTGAATTACTGGAGCGCCAGATTAACGCGGCAAGGGTAAAACATTGCGGTGTTTCTGCGCTGGTTTGCGAAGAGTGTGACGCGCCAATACCTGCTGCCCGTCGTGCGGCTTATCCGTCAGCCACGCGTTGTGTTTCCTGCCAGTCAGTCTTTGAAGCAAAAAACAAGCATTACCGGAGAATGGCATGAGCATTCGTATTGAGATTGGCGAGCGTTATGTCGTCACAAATGACCGTTTTCAGTTCATTTTGCAGGAGAGAAAGACCGCTGAAACCGGGAAGAATGCCGGTAAAGAGTGGCTGGATGTTGTCGGCTATTACCCCAAATTAAACCAGCTCGTTTCCGGTCTGATCCATCACGATATTTTGAGCGGTAACGCTGTCTCTTTTGAGGCGCTGAGCTCTCAGGTTGAGCAGCTCGGTCAGCAGTGTCTGACTGCGTTTCTCTGTGCGGGGAAATCTAAATGATAGTTGATACCCGCTGCCGAGCTGAAAGCTCTATCAATATTATTTCTGTTTCTGGCGGAAAGGATAGCCTTGCTCAATGGCTTGTTGGTATTGAAAGCGGTGTGCATTTTTTGCCGGTTTTTGCAGACACCGGGCATGAGCATCCGCAGACAATGGAGTATCTCGATTATCTGGAGAACCGACTCGGGCCGGTTAAACGGGTTAAAGCTGACTTCTCCCGACAGATTGAAGGTAAGCGCAAGTTTATTGCTGAGAAATGGCCTGTTTCTCTGGTTGAAGAGTGCGGAATGTCTCCGGGGGAAGCGGCAGAGCGCATCAATTGTGCGCTGGAAATTCTCAAGCCTACTGGTATCCCATTTCTTGATTTGTGCATGTGGAAAGGGCGATTTCCTTCCACTAAAGCCAGATTTTGCACTTTTGACCTTAAACATGAGCCAGTACGTACTCAGGTCGTGTTACCTGCGCTTAATGAGTTTGATGAGGTAATTAGCTGGCAGGGGGTTCGCGCTCAGGAGTCTCCTGCGCGCGCGGGTCTGCCTGCCTGGGAAGAGGATGCGGACAATACGCCCGGGCTCCATGTATACCGTCCTATTCTGAACTGGACGCATGAGGAGGTATTTGCATTTGCAAGACGTCATGGAATTAAACCTAATCCGTTATACCAGCAGGGATGCAGTCGTGTCGGTTGTATGCCCTGCATCCACGCCAGAAAGTCTGAATTAGCTGAAATTTTTAGTCGCTGGCCGGAAGAGGTTAAGCGTGTTGCGGAATGGGAGCGACTTGTCGCCGCATGCTCCAGACGCGGAAATTCTACTTTCTTCCCGTCAACTCATGACCCGCGTCGTGCGGAACGCCGCATTGATATTATTACTGTCGATGCTTACGGAATTGAGTCTTATCGTGACTGGGCGATGACCACGCGTGGCGGGGCACAGTTTGATTTGCTGGCTTCGGTGAATGATAAGTCAGTTTGCAGTAGTGTCTATGCCGGTGTATGTGAATGAGTCATTCTTTCCAGGAGCAATACACCTGCGTACCTCCGTCAGCATTTGCTGCAGGCACCGGTAAGGCGTTTACCGGTGCTTATGCATGGAACGCGCCACGCGAGGCCGTCGGGCGCGAAAGACCCCTTACACGTGACGAGATGCGTCAGGTGCAAGGTGTTTTATCCACGATTAACCGCCTGCCTTACTTTTTGCGCTCGCTGTTTACTTCACGCTATGACTACATCCGGCGCAATAAAAGCCCGGTGCACGGGTTTTATTTCCTCACATCTACTTTTCAGCGTCGTTTATGGCCGCGCATTGAGCGCGTGAATCAGCGCCATGAAATGAACACCGACGCGTCGTTGCTGTTTCTGGCAGAGCGTGACCACTATGCGCGCCTGCCTGGAATGAATGACAAGGAGCTGAAAAAGTTTGCCGCCCGTATCTCATCGCAGCTTTTCATGATGTATGAGGAACTCTGCGATGCATGGGTTGATGCACATGGCGAAAAAGAATCGCTGTTTACGGATGAGGCGCAGACTCACCTGTATGGTCATGTTGCTGGCGCTGCACGTGCTTTCAATATTTCCCCGCTCTACTGGAAAAAATACCGTAAAGGACAGATAACCACGAGGCAGGCATATTCTGCCATTGCCCGTCTGTTTAACGATGAGTGGTGGACTCATCAGCTTAAAGGCCAGCGTATGCGCTGGCATGAGGCGTTACTGATTGCTGTCGGGGAGGTCAATAAAGACCGTTCTCCTTATGCCAGTAAACATGCCATTCGTGATGTGCGTGCGCGCCGCCAGGCAAATCTGGAGTTTCTTAAATCGTGTGACCTTGAAAACAAGGAAACCGGCGAGCGCATCGACCTTATCAGTAAGGTGATGGGCAGTATTTCTAATCCAGAAATTCGCCGGATGGAGCTGATGAACACCATCGCCGGTATTGAGCGTTACGCCGCAGCAGAGGGTGATGTGGGGATGTTTATCACGCTGACCGCGCCGTCAAAGTATCACCCGACACGTCAGGTCGGAAAAGGAGAAAGTAAAACCGTCCAGCTAAATCACGGCTGGAACGATGAGGCATTTAATCCAAAGGATGCGCAGCGTTATCTCTGCCGTATCTGGAGCCTGATGCGCACGGCATTCAAGGATAATGATTTACAGGTCTACGGTTTGCGAGTCGTCGAGCCACACCACGACGGAACGCCGCACTGGCATATGATGCTTTTTTGTAATCCACGCCAGCGTAACCAGATTATTGAAATCATGCGTCGCTACGCGCTCAAAGAGGATGGCGACGAAAGAGGAGCTGCGCGAAACCGTTTTCAGGCAAAACACCTTAACCGGGGCGGTGCTGCGGGGTATATCGCGAAATACATTTCAAAAAACATCGATGGCTATGCACTGGATGGTCAGCTCGATAACGATACCGGCAGGCCGCTGAAAGACACTGCCGCGGCTGTTACCGCATGGGCGTCAACGTGGCGCATTCCGCAATTTAAAACGGTTGGCCTGCCGACAATGGGGGCTTACCGTGAACTACGCAAATTGCCTCGCGGCGTCAGCATTGCTGATGAGTTTGACGAACGCGTCGAGGCTGCACGCGCTGCCGCAGACAGTGGTGATTTTGCGTTGTATATCAGCGCGCAGGGTGGGGCAAATGTTCCGCGCGATTGTCAGACTGTCAGGGTTGCCCGTAGCCCGTCGGATGACGTTAACGAGTACGAGGAAGAAGTCGAGAGAGTGGTCGGCATTTACGCGCCGCATCTCGGCGCGCGTCATATTCATATCACCAGAACGACGGACTGGCGCATTGTGCCGAAAGTGCCGGTCGTTGAGCCTTTGACTTTAAAAAGCGGCATCGCCGCGCCTCGGAGTCCTGTCAATAACTGTGGAAAACTCACCGGTGGTGATACTTCGTTACCGGCTCCCACACCTTCTGAGCACGCCGCAGCAGTGCTTAATCTGGTTGATGACAGTGTTATCGAATGGAGTGACCCGGAGGTCGTGAGGGCGCTCAGAGGTGCATTAAAACACGGTCGGAGAACGCCAAATCGTCAGCAAAGAAACGGAAGCTCGTTAAAACCACATGAAATTGCACCATCGGCCAGACTGGCCCGGTCGGAACGAATGCAAATTACCCGTATCCGCGTTGACCTTGCTCAGAACGGTATCAGGCCGCAGCGATGGGAGCTTGAGGCGCTGGCGCGTGGCGCGACCGTAAATTATGATGGGAAAACGTTTTCATATCCGATTTCTGATGGTTGGGCGGGATTTGAAACAAACTAACAATAATGATTGACATGCTTGATTTTGTATTCACAAATCAAGCATCAAGTAAACATCGATGATGAGAAAGAACAATGCTACAATCCCCACAGCATTAGAAGGAGGTTTATCTTGATTAAGGTTGTTGATTTATTCTGTGGCGCGGGTGGCTTGACTCACGGTCTTCAGAAGTCGGGGCTTAATGTAGTTGCAGGTTATGATATAGATGCAGCCTGTCGATTTGCCTATGAGACAAATAATAAATCACTCTTTGTCCAGAAAAGTGTTACAGACATTGAGGACGGCGAATTAGTTAAATATTTCGAAGGAGCGAAGGTTCGAGTTTTGGCTGGTTGTGCCCCATGCCAACCTTTTTCAAGCTATACCAATAGTGCTAAATTAGGGGTAGTACGTTCAAAAGATAAAAGATGGTCTTTGCTTTATAGCTTTGCTAAGCAAATTAAATTTGCAAAGCCAGATATTATTACAATGGAAAACGTTCCCCGAGTGGTGAATCATAAGGTTTTTAAGGACTTCATTAAGTCTCTTAAAAATGATGGCTATTTTGTTTGGTATGGGGTGGTGTTTTGTCCAGACTATGGAATGGCACAAAGTCGTTCAAGATTAGTGTTATTGGCATCAAAATATGGAGAAATAGAAATAATTCCACCAACTCATGAGAAGAATGATTATAAAACGGTGCGAGATATAATCGGTAATCTTCCTGAAATTAGTGCCGGTGCTGTTCACGCTGGAGATAAACTACATCGCTCTGCATCATTATCTGATATTAATATAAAAAGAATAATGGCATCAAAACCTGGTGGAACATGGCGTGATTGGCCAGAAGAGCTAAGAGCAAAATGTCATACAAAAGAAAGTGGTTCTACATATACTGCTGTATATGGGAGAATGTGTTGGGATAAACTTGGACCGACAATTACAACTCAATGTATTGGATATGGGAATGGACGCTTTGGGCACCCTGTCCAAAATAGAGCATTAAGTTTAAGAGAGGCTGCGCTATTACAGTCATTCCCAGAAAAGTATGAGTTTTGGCCTGATGATGTAAAAATTGAAATGAGAACAGTTGCGCGTTTAATAGGTAATGCTGTTCCTGTTAGGCTTGGTGAGGTCGTAGGTGAAACTATTTTAAAACATTTGTCAGAAATGAATATTTAAAACTTATGTCATCCCCCCTGTCAAAAAACAGGGGGGTATAATTAGATTCCCTCAACTATTTTCATAATTCTAGCTGCATCATTCTTTTTGTCTTGATATTCAGCATAGGCTTGTTTTGATTGCACGATTAGGTCATTATATGTCAATATTTTTCCATTGATAGAAAGTAATTGCATATTTATAAAGTGTTGGTTCTCTTGTAAATATCCAGAGCCAACCAGGAATATTACTTCTATATGCGGTATATTTCCACCTGGGCAATTTTTAGGGTTATTGGAGAACCATTGTGTCGTTGCCTGTACATATTTATTACCTTGTGCGACTAGGTTCATTATATCTGGGTGCACTTTAGGTCGTTTCATCTCAATAATTACATGCTTGCCAGAAACGGTTTTGAAAGCGATATCAATACGAGCACCGCTAGCAGCATCAGGGTTTATCTGTTTTAGTTCCTTGGTCAATGTTTGCTCCATAACAGATGTGCCTGTGACTCTTTCCCATGAAGGATCCAATAACCATAAATGATCATATAAATACATTTGTACAGCTCTTTCAAGCTGATTTTCATCAGTTATTTTTTGGAATTTTTCAATTACTTTAAGGCGTTGCGAAGTAATTTCATAAAACATGCTTGCTTCAATGTCATTGACAGATGCAAATACATCTTTAAAATTTTCTGATTGAAGGTTGCTTATTTTATCTAATGCATCAAGGTTGTCTTGAATTCTAAGTCTTTCAAAGGCTAATACCGTATTTTTTAATACGGTTTTTCTTGCTGCTTTTTGTTCTTCCTCATTACCAGAAAAACGGAATGTGTTTACTCGTCCAATTAACTTTTCGGCACTTTCTCTCTCATGTTTTTTGAGAGAATTCAGCCATTCACTTACTATTGGAGTATTACTTTTAACTTCATTTACTCCTTTTTCGCGTCTCCATTTATCCCAATCTTTATCGATTAGTTGTAGCGTTCTTTCCAGAAAACCTTTAAGTACAGGGTATCTTGGATCATTCTGTTGTAGTTTTTGACGAGAAGATGTTGCCATATCAGGCTTTTCGTTATCATCTAGAAAATCGGCGACTATTTCACCGACCAGATAATTGGTGAATACTTTAGCACTTCCAAATTCTAATAATATGTCCTCCTCAAAAACACGTCCGTGAGAGATTACAGTAATGCTGTTGTTAGATATTTCAGGGTCTTTCTTTAACTGTGATGGCTTAACTACACTGCCAATGTACCCACTAACTTTTACATCTTTTCCTTCAAAGGTAATAGTATTTGGTAATATGTTTTTTTGTGTGATGTTTGTGCAGGATTTTATCCTTTCAGGGTCGGATTCGCCAAATTCCCAAATGAACTCGAGATCTGAAAGGAAATCTCTATCTGCCGGTGTAATATCGGTCCCATTAATTTTAACTGTAAAGTTATGGTTGGGGCCAATAATGCTAAATCGACGAGCTATTCGCTTTCTGAGGTAAGTTTGAGTCCTATCAATGGCTTTTTTTAGTTCAAATAATTTAATTGTAGTGCCGTAAGCAAGATTTTCGGGTATTTCAAGGGAGTCAGCAATATAGTTTTTTGATTCTTTGATACTTTGCTGTAAATCTTTGACATCTACCTCAAAGGCCTGAGGCTGTTCCCCCTTTTTGTACGAATAAACTTGGATTTTATTGGCAAGTGAAAACATGGCAAGCTTACCAATACCTTTTCTGCCCATAACTTGACGTTTTAGATGATCGCTTTTGGCTCTTCCATGTTCCCTGCGAGCATAACCGACTTTTAGGAACTTATTAATAATGTCATCTTTAGACATGCCATGACCATCATCTTTAATGATGACCTCTCCTTTCTCAACATCAAGTGTAATTTCTACATTTTGAGCATCTGCATCCCATGCATTTGATATAATCTCAGTTAGTACCGCGGGAGTATTGGAATAGAGACTCATCCCTAGGTGATTTAGCACATTCAAATCAATTTTAATTTCGAAATCTGACATATAGTCGTTCCTTGCTGAGAGTTCATTTTAGTTTCATGCAATCAATAGGTTAGGCTGAAGATAAAACCTTAAGATAACCAAAGCAAGTGTTCATTAGCGGCTTTGTTTCATGACATGATGTGTGTCGCTTTTTGCATGAAACTGCATTTGTTTCTTATATCTGCTCTTTTTACATACTGCTAGTGTTGACATGGCTTTGACATGGCTGTGCAACTGCATTAAAACCGCCCCATGAAGCGGGCGGGCGAGGCGGGGAAAGCACTGCGCGCTGGCGGTGGTGCTGATTTTATTTTTTCAGCGTCTCAGCGCGTCGTGACGGCGCTTAGTCTGCCCGTTGAGGCGTTGGTGTGTCTGCGGGGTGTTTTTTGCGGTGGTGAGCGTGTGAGGGCGTGATGACGGGGTGTAAAAAAGCCGCCAGCAGGCGGCGATGTTCAACCGTTGTCAGTGTCCAGTGAGTAGTTTTTAAAGCGGATGACCTCCTGACCGAGCCAGCCGTTTATTTCCCGAATTCTGTCCTGTAACGGGATAAGCTCATTGCGGACAAAGACCTTTGCCACTTTCTCAATATCTCCCAGTGACCCGACGTTCTCCGGCTTGCCGCCCATCAACTGAAAGGGGATACGGTGCGCGTCCAGCAGGTCAGCGGCGCTGGCTTTTTTGATATTAAAAAAATCGTCTTTCGTTGCCACTTCACTGAGCGGGATAATTTTTATGCCGTCGGCTTTCCCCTGCGGCGCATAGAGAAACAGGTTTTTAAAGTTGTTGCGGCCTTTCGACTTCACCATGTTTTCGCGAAGCGTTTCGATATCGTTGCGGTCCTGCACGGCATCGGTGACGTACATGATGTATCCGGCATGCGCGCCGTTTTCGTAATACTTGCGGCGGAACAGCGTGGCTGACTCATTCAGCCAGGCAGAGTTAAGGGCGCTGAGATATTCCGGCAGGCCGTACAGCTCCTGATTGATATCCGGCTCCAGCAGGTGAAACACGGAGCCGGGCGCGAAGGCTGTCGGCTCGTTGAAGGACGGCACCCACCAGTAAACATCCTCCTCCACGCCACGGCGGGTATATTTTGCCGGTGAGGTTTCCAGTCTGATGACCTTACCGGTGGTGCTGTAACGCTTTTCCAGAAACGCATTACCGAAAACCAGAAAATCCAGCACAAAGCGGCTGAAATCCTGCTGGGAAAGCCACGGATGCGGGATAAATGTCGAGGCCAGAATATTACGTTTGACGTAAATCGGTGAGCTGTGATGCACGGCAGCACGCAGGCTTTTTGCCAGACCGGTAAAGCTGACCGGTGGCTCATACCATCTGCCGTTACTGATGCATTCGACGTAATCCAGAATGTCACGGCGGTCGAGTACCGGCACCGGCTCACCAAAGGTGAATGCCTCCATTTTCGGGGCGCTGGCGGTCATTTTTTTTGCCGCAGGTTGCGGTGTTTTCCCTTTTTTCTTGCTCATCAGTAAAACTCCAGAATGGTGGATGTCAGCGGGGTGCTGATACCGGCGGTGAGTGGCTCATTTAACAGGGCGTGCATGGTCGCCCAGGCGAGGTCGGCGTGGCTGGCTTCCTCGCTGCGGCTGGCCTCATAGGTGGCGCTGCGTCCGCTGCTGGTCATGGTCTTGCGGATAGCCATAAACGAGCTGGTGATGTCGGTGGCGCTGACGTCATATTCCAGACAGCCACGGCGAATAACGTCTTTTGCCTTGAGCACCATTGCGGTTTTCATTTCCGGCGTGTAGCGGATGTCGCGCGCGGCGGGATAGAACGAGCGCACGAGCTGGAACACGCCGACACCGAGGCCGGTGGCATCAATACCGATGTATTCGACGTTGTATTTTTCGGTGAGTTTGCGGATGGATTCAGCCTGAGTGGCAAAGTCCATGCCTTTCCACTGGTGACGCTCAAGGATCCTGAATTTGCCACCGGCCACCACCGGCGGTGCCAGTACCACGCATCCGGCGCTGTCGCCACGGTGTGACGGATCGTAACCAATCCATACCGGGCGTGAGCCGAACGGATTGGCGGCAAACGGCGCATAGTCTTCCCATTCTTCCAGCGTGTCGACCATGCAGCGTTGCAGCTCCTCGAACGGGAACACCGACGCCTTGTCGTCAACAAATTCACACATGAACAGGTTTTTAAAATCGTCGGCGCTGTTTTCACGTTTGAGCTGCTCAATGTCGAACAGTGTGCAGCCACCTTTCAGGGCGTCCTCAATGGTGACAATCTGCCGCCACTGGCCGTCCGCACAGAGAAGACCTCCGGCAAGGGCGTTATGACTGACGTCGATTTCCACGCGTTCGGCGGCGCTGGCGCGTCCCCGGTTGAACAGTTCACCCGACCAGAACGGGTAGGCGTCGTGCGCCAGTGTGGACGGGGTGGAGAAATAGGTCGAGCGCAGGTGACTCTGTGAGGCCATACCTGATGCCACCTTACGCAGTACCTGAAAATTCGGGATCCAGAAAATCTCGTCGACGTACAGGTCGCCGTTATGGCTCTGCGCGGTGTTGGAGTTGGTGCCGAGAAAAATCAGTTTTGCGCCGTTATTGCCCAGGACAATCGGGTCACCGGTCAGGTCAACGTCAACCAGCCGGGCAAAGGCGATGATGTATTCGCGGAACACATACGCCTGCGTTTTACTGGCCGACAGAAAAATCTGGTTATGACCGGTTTTCAGGGCGCGCAGCAGCGCCTCGCGGGAAAAATAAAACGTCGCGCCAATCTGGCGGGATTTCAGGATATCGCGGATGCGGTGCTCAAGCCCGGCGCGATACCAGTGCAACTGATATTCGAAAGACTGCTCAAAGAAAATCTGCTCCAGCTTTTCGATGGCCTCGTCACTGAAAAAATTCTTTTTCGGTTTGCGACGCCCGCCTTTGTTGCGGTTAGCGATGTTCGGATTAAGGTCTGCCTCGTTGCCGGTCTGGCTGTAACGGTTGACCCGTGCCAGTCGTTCAATCTGGCGTCCCAGCAGGTCAATTTCCTTGAAGTCCCCGCCGGTTTTCTGCGGTTTGATGATGAGCTGGGTCAGCCGCGCTTCCAGACTCATTTCGACACGGCTGATGGGGGCAACGCTGTCCCAGCCGTCGCGCTGTTTCCAGCTCTGCACCGTCGGGCGTTTCATCTGCAACATGGCGGCAATCTGCGGCACGGAAAACCCCTGCCAGTACAGCAGCGCCGCCTGACGACGCGGGTCGTGTAAAAGAGTGGTGTCTGTGGTGATGGTCATGAATACCTCGCCGTGATGAATACACGGCAAGGCTACTGAGTCGCGCCCCGCGATTCGCTAAGGTGCTGTTGTATCAGTGATAAGCCATCCGGGACTGATGGCGGAGGATGCGCATCGTCGGGAAACTGATGCCGACATGTGACTCCTCTAATCACTATTCAGGACTCCTGACAATGGCAAAAAAAGTCTCAAAATTCTTTCGTATCGGCGTTGAGGGTGACACCTGTGACGGGCGTGTCATCAGTGCGCAGGATATTCAGGAAATGGCCGAAACCTTTGACCCGCGTGTCTATGGTTGCCGCATTAACCTGGAACATCTGCGCGGCATCCTGCCTGACGGTATTTTTAAGCGTTATGGCGATGTGGTCGAACTGAAGGCCGAAAAGATTGACGATGATTCGGCGCTGAAAGGCAAATGGGCGCTGTTTGCGAAAATCACCCCGACCGATGACCTTATCGCGATGAACAAGGCCGCGCAGAAGGTCTATACCTCAATGGAAATTCAGCCGAACTTTGCCAATACCGGCAAATGTTATCTGGTGGGTCTGGCCGTCACCGATGACCCGGCAAGCCTCGGCACGGAATACCTGGAATTCTGCCGCACGGCAAAACACAACCCTCTGAACCGCTTCAAATTAAGCCCTGAAAACCTGATTTCAGTGGCAACGCCTGTTGAGCTGGAATTTGAAGACCTGCCTGAAACCGTGTTCACCGCCCTGACCGAAAAGGTGAAATCCATTTTTGGCCGTAAACAGGCCAGCGATGACGCCCGTCTGAATGACGTGCATGAAGCGGTGACCGCTGTCGCTGAGCATGTGCAGGAAAAACTGAGCGCCACTGAGCAGCGCCTTGCTGAGATGGAAACCGCCTTTTCCGCACTTAAGCAGGATGTGACTGACAGGGCGGATGAAACCAGTCAGGCATTCACCCGCCTGAAAAACAGTCTCGACCACACCGAAAGTCTGACCCAGCAGCGCCGCAGTAAAGCCACCGGCGGTGGCGGTGACGCCCTGATGACGAACTGCTAACCGGCGTCAGTCAGTCCGGGAAAACCTTCACGATTAACCCTTAATTTCAGGAAAAACTATGCGCCAGGAAACCCGCTTTAAATTTAATGCTTACCTGTCCCGTGTTGCCGAACTGAACGGCATCGACGCCGGTGATGTGTCGAAAAAATTCACCGTTGAACCGTCGGTCACCCAGACCCTGATGAACACCATGCAGGAGTCCTCTGACTTTCTGACCCGCATCAACATTGTGCCGGTCAGCGAAATGAAAGGGGAAAAAATTGGCATCGGTGTCACCGGCTCCATCGCCAGCACCACCGACACCGCCGGTGGCACCGAGCGTCAGCCGAAGGACTTCTCGAAGCTGGCGTCAAACAAGTACGAATGCGACCAGATTAACTTCGATTTTTATATCCGCTACAAAACGCTTGACCTGTGGGCGCGTTATCAGGATTTCCAGCTCCGTGTCCGTAACGCCATTATCAAACGCCAGTCCCTTGATTTCATCATGGCCGGTTTTAACGGCGTGAGGCGTGCCGAAACCTCTGACCGCAGCAGTAATCCGATGCTACAGGATGTGGCGGTCGGCTGGCTGCAGAAATACCGCAATGAAGCACCGGCGCGCGTGATGAGCAAGGTCACTGACGAGGAAGGGCACACCACCTCTGAGGTTATCCGCGTGGGTAAGGGCGGTGATTATGCCAGCCTTGACGCACTGGTGATGGATGCGACCAACAACCTGATTGAGCCGTGGTATCAGGAAGACCCTGACCTTGTGGTGATTGTGGGACGTCAGCTACTGGCGGACAAGTATTTTCCCATCGTCAACAAGGAGCAGGACAACAGCGAAATGCTGGCCGCTGACGTCATCACCAGCCAGAAACGCATCGGTAACCTGCCGGCGGTACGCGTCCCGTACTTCCCGGCGGATGCGATGCTCATCACAAAGCTGGAAAACCTGTCCATCTACTACATGGATGACAGCCATCGCCGCGTGATTGAGGAAAACCCGAAACTCGACCGCGTGGAGAACTACGAGTCAATGAACATTGATTACGTGGTGGAAGACTACGCCGCCGGTTGTCTGGTGGAAAAAATTAAGGTCGGTGATTTCTCCACACTGGCTAAAGCGACCGCAGAGCCGGGAGCGTAACCGATGACGAGTCCCGCACAGCGCCACATGATGCGGGTCTCGGCAGCGATGACCGCGCAGCGGGAAGCCGCCCCGCTGCGACATGCAACTGTCTATGAGCAGATGCTGGTTAAGCTCGCCGCAGACCAGCGCACACTGAAAGCGATTTATTCAAAAGAGCTGAAGGCCGCGAAAAAACGCGAACTGCTGCCGTTCTGGTTGCCGTGGGTGAACGGCGTGCTGGAGCAGGGCAAAGGTGCACAGGATGACATTCTGATGACGGTCATGCTGTGGCGTCTGGATACCGGCGATATTGCCGGTGCGCTGGAGATTGCCCGTTATGCCCTGAAGTACGGTCTGACCATGCCGGGTAAACACCGCCGTACCCCGCCGTACATGTTCACCGAGGAGGTAGCGCTTGCGGCCATGCGCGCTCACGCTGCCGGTGAGTCTGTGGATACCCGCCTGCTGACGGAGACCCTTGAACTGACCGCCACGGCTGACATGCCTGATGAAGTACGCGCAAAGCTGCACAAAATTACCGGTCTGTTTCTGCGTGACGGTGGTGATGCCGCCGGTGCGCTGGCTCACCTGCAACGTGCGACACAGCTCGACTGTCAGGCAGGCGTCAAAAAAGAGATTGAACGACTGGAGCGGGAGCTGAAACCGAAGCCGGAGCCGCAGCCCAAAGCGGCCACCCGCGCCCCGCGTAAGACCCGGAGCGTGACACCGGCAAAACGTGGACGCCCGAAAAAGAAAGCCAGTTAACAACCGAATGCGCCCCGCGCCAGGGCGGCACGCCGGTCAGTGAGGGTGAATCACCTGACACTGCACCGGCGTCCACCGCCCGACTTTTCAGAGGTAGTCATGATGACGCTGATTATTCCGCGAAAGGAGGCTCCCGTGTCTGGTGAGGGTACGGTGGTCATCCCGCAACCGGCAGGCGACGAGCCGGTGATTAAAAACACGTTCTTTTTTCCCGATATCGACCCGAAGCGCGTCCGGGAACGTATGCGCCTTGAGCAGACCGTCGCCCCCGCCCGTCTGCGTGAGGCCATCAAGTCAGGCATGGCGGAGACGAATGCGGAGCTGTACGAGTACCGCGAACAGAAAATTGCCGCCGGTTTTACGCGTCTGGCGGACGTCCCGGCGGACGACATCGACGGTGAAAGCATCAAAGTTTTTTACTACGAGCGCGCCGTGTGTGCGATGGCGACCGCGTCGCTTTATGAACGTTATCGCGGTGTGGATGCCAGTGCGAAAGGCGACAAGAAGGCCGACAGCATTGACAGCACCATTGATGAGCTGTGGCGGGATATGCGCTGGGCAGTGGCGCGCATCCAGGACAAGCCGCGCTGCATCGTGAGTCAAATCTGATGAAGACCTTTGCGCTACAGGGCGACACGCTCGACGCCATTTGTGTCCGGTATTACGGGCGCACTGAGGGCGTGGTTGAGACCGTGCTCGCCGCAAATCCGGGACTGGCTGAACTGGGTGCGGTGCTGCCACACGGCATCGCCGTCGAACTGCCCGACGTTCAGACCGCGCCCGTGGCTGAAACTGTCAATCTGTGGGAGTAACGCATGACAGCAGAAGAAAAAAGCGTCCTGTCGCTTTTCATGATTGGGGTGCTGATTGTTGTCGGCAAGGTGCTTGCCGGTGGTGAACCCATCACCCCGCGTCTGTTTATCGGGCGCATGTTGCTCGGTGGTTTTGTCTCGATGGTTGCCGGTGTTGTTCTGGTGCAGTTTCCTGACCTGTCACTGCCTGCGGTGTGCGGTATCGGCTCCATGCTGGGTATCGCCGGTTATCAGGTGATTGAGATTGCCATTCAGCGCCGCTTTAAGGGTAGGGGGAAACCGTAATGCCGGTTATTAACACGCATCAGAATATCGCGGCCTTTCTCGACATGCTGGCCGTGTCCGAAGGGACGGCGAATCATCCGCTGACGAAAAACCGGGGCTATGACGTGATAGTCACCGGACTGGACGGGAAGCCGGAAATTTTCACTGACTACAGTGACCACCCGTTCGCGCATGGCCGACCGGCGAAGGTGTTTAACCGTCGCGGTGAAAAATCCACGGCCTCCGGTCGCTATCAGCAGCTTTACCTGTTCTGGCCGCACTACCGCAAACAGCTTGCCCTGCCGGATTTCAGTCCGTTGTCACAGGACAGACTTGCCATTCAGTTGATCCGCGAACGCGGTGCACTGGATGACATCCGGGCGGGACGCATTGAGCGCGCCATTTCACGCTGTCGCAATATCTGGGCGTCCCTGCCGGGTGCCGGTTACGGTCAGCGTGAGCATTCACTGGAAAAACTGGTCACCGTCTGGCGTACCGCTGGAGGCGTACCGGCTTAAACGGAGTAAACACCATGAAGAAATTATCCCTTTCACTGATGCTGAACGTGTCGCTGGCGCTGATGCTGGCACAGTCCCTGATTTACCCGCAGAGCGTGGCCGTCAATTTTGTCGCCGCCTGGGCGATTCTGGCGACGGTTATCTGTGTGGTTGCCGGTGGTGTCGGCGTGTATGCCACTGAGTATGTGCTGGAACGCTACGGGCGGGAGCTGCCGCCGGAATCGCTGGCCGTGAAGATTGTCGCGTCGCTGTTTTTGCAGCCGGTGCCGTGGCGCAGACGGGCGGCGGCTCTGGTGGTGATGGTGGCGACGTTTATCTCGCTGGTCGCTGCCGGGTGGATTTTTACCGCGCTGATTTACCTCGTGGCGTTGGTGTTCTTCCGGTTGATACGCACGGCCTGTCGTCAGCGTTTTGAGGGGCGGGAACCATGTCAAAGCTGATGATTGTGCTGGTTGTGTTGTTATCACTGGCGGTGGCCGGTCTGTTTCTGGCGAAGCATGAAAACGCCAGCCTGCGCGCCTCGCTGGACAGGGCGAATAACGTCGCCAGTGAACAGCAGACGACCATCACCATGCTGAAAAATCAGCTTCATGTTGCCATCACCAGAGCAGACAAAAACGAGCTGGCGCAGGTGGCACTGCGTCAGGAACTGGAGAATGCCGCGAAGCGTGAAGCACAGCGCGAGAAAACCATCACGAGGTTACTGAATGAAAACGAAGATTTTCGCCGCTGGTACGGCGCTGGCCTGCCTGATGCTGTGCGCCGGTTGCACCAGCGCCCGGCCTGCACCGACGCCAGTGATTGTCCCCAACGCCTGCCCGAAAGTGAGCCTTTGCCCGATGCCGGGCAGTGACCCGGAGACAAACGGCGATTTAAGTGCCGATATCCGGCAGCTTGAGAACGCGCTGGCACGCTGTGCCAGCCAGGTAAAAATGATTAAACACTGTCAGGACGAAAACGATGCTCAAACCCGACAGCCTGCGCAGGGCGCTGACTGATGCCGTCACGGTGCTGAAAACCAGCCCCGAGATGCTGCGGATATTCGTGGATAACGGGAGTATTGCCTCCACACTGGCGACGTCGCTGTCATTCGAAAAGCGTTACACGCTCAATGTGATTGTGACCGACTTTACCGGTGATTTTGACCTGCTCATCGTGCCGGTGCTGGCGTGGCTGCGGGAAAATCAGCCCGACATCATGACCACCGACGCAGGCCAGAAAAAGGGCTTCACGTTTTATGCAGACATCAACAATGACAGCAGCTTTGATATCAGCATCAGCCTGATGCTGACCGAGCGCACGCTGGTCAGTGAGGTGGACGGCGCACTGCATGTGAAGAATATCCCGGAACCCACGCCGCCGGAGCCGGTCACCCGCCCGGTGGAGCTTTATATCAATGGCGAACTGGTGAGCAAGTGGGATGAATGAGTTTAAGCGTTTTGAAGACCGGCTGACCGGACTGATTGAATCGCTGTCACCGTCAGGGCGTCGGCGACTGAGCGCCGAACTGGCGAAACGTCTGCGGCAGAGTCAGCAGCGTCGGGTGATGGCTCAGAAAGCCCCGGACGGCACACCCTACGCGCCACGCCAGCAGCAGAGCGCCAGAAAAAAGACTGGTCGTGTTAAGCGAAAAATGTTTGCGAAACTTATCACCAGTCGTTTTTTGCATATCCGCGCCAGCCCGGAACAGGCATCAATGGAGTTTTACGGCGGGAAGTCACCGAAAATCGCCAGCGTGCATCAGTTCGGTCTGTCGGAAGAAAACCGGAAAGACGGTAAGAAAATTGATTATCCGGCGCGTCCTCTGCTCGGCTTTACCAGTGAGGATGTGCAGATGATTGAAGAGATTATCCTGGCTCACCTCGACCGTTAGTTGTGCCATTCCTGACACCTCATCGTCACATTGCCGCCGGTATGACCCGGCGGCATCCTTCCCGTTATGAACACTCTCGCAAATATTCAGGAACTCGCGCGCGCACTGCGCAACATGATTCGCACCGGCCTTGTCGTCGAAACCGACCTTAACGCCGGTCGCTGCCGTGTGCAGACCGGCGGCATGTGCACCGACTGGCTTCAGTGGCTGACCCATCGCGCAGGACGTTCGCGCACATGGTGGGCACCTTCCGTGGGGGAACAGGTGCTGATTCTGGCCGTGGGTGGTGAACTCGACACGGCGTTCGTTCTGCCGGGGATTTATTCCGGCGATAACCCCTCGCCGTCTGTGTCGGCGGATGCCCTGCATATCCGTTTCCCTGACGGGGCGGTGATTGAGTATGAACCGGAAACCAGTGCACTCACGGTAAGCGGAATTAAAACGGCCAGCGTGACGGCTTCTGATTCTGTTACTGCCACGGTGCCGGTGGTCACGGTGAAAGCATCAACCCGCGTCACCCTGGACACACCGGAGGTGGTCTGCACCAACAGGCTGATTACCGGCACGCTGGAAGTGCAGAAGGGCGGGACGATGCGCGGCAACATTGAACACACCGGCGGTGAACTCTCATCAAACGGTAAGGTACTGCATACCCATAAACACCCCGGCGACAGCGGCGGCACAACCGGGAGTCCTCTATGACAGCGCGTTATCTCGGAATGAATCGCAGTGATGGCCTGACGGTCACTGACCTTGAGCATATCAGCCAGAGTATCGGCGATATCCTGCGCACACCGGTCGGCTCACGGGTGATGCGTCGTGATTACGGCTCGTTGCTGGCGTCAATGATTGACCAGCCGCAGACCCCGGCGCTTGAGTTGCAGATTAAGGTCGCCTGTTACATGGCGGTGCTGAAATGGGAACCCCGCGTCACCCTGTCATCCGTCACCACTGAGCGCAGTTTTGACGGGCGAATGACGGTCACGTTAACCGGCCAGCACAACGATACCGGCCAGCCACTTTCGTTAACCATCCCTGTGAGTTGAAACCATGCCGATTATCGACCTGAACCAGCTACCCGCACCGGATGTGGTCGAGGAGCTGGACTTTGAAACCATTCTTGCCGAACGCAAGGCGACACTGATTTCCCTTTACCCGGAAGACCAGCAGGAGGCGGTTGCCCGTACCCTGACGCTGGAATCCGAGCCTCTCGTCAAACTGCTGGAGGAAAATGCTTATCGTGAGCTTATCTGGCGTCAGCGTGTGAATGAGGCCGCACGGGCGGTAATGCTGGCCTGTGCCGCCGGTAATGACCTTGATGTGATTGGTGCCAATTACAACACCACGCGCCTGATTATCACCCCGGCAGATGATTCGACCCTCCCGCCGACACCGGCAGTGATGGAGTCTGACACCGATTATCGTCTGCGTATTCAGCAGGCGTTTGAGGGCTTAAGCGTCGCCGGGTCGGTGGGTGCCTATCAGTATCATGGTCGCAGTGCTGACGGGCGTGTCGCGGATATCTCTGTTACCAGTCCGTCTCCTGCCTGCGTCACCATCTCCGTGCTGTCACGTGAAAATAACGGTGTCGCATCCGAAGACCTGCTGGCTGTGGTGCGTAACGCCCTTAATGGTGAGGACGTCAGGCCGGTGGCTGACCGTGTGACCGTGCAGTCTGCCGCCATTGTTGAATACCAGATAAACGCCACGCTTTACCTTTACCCTGGCCCCGAAAGAGAACCCATCCGCGCTGCCGCCGTGAAAAAACTGGAAGCATATATCACGGCACAGCACCGGCTGGGGCGCGACATCCGTCTGTCTGCCATTTATGCCGCTTTGCATGTGGAAGGTGTGCAGCGTGTCGAACTGGCTGCACCGCTGGCTGACATCGTGCTCAACAGTACGCAGGCGTCTTTCTGTACTGAATACCGCGTCGTGACCGGAGGCTAGGATGAGTGATTCGCGACTGCTGCCGACCGGCTCATCACCGCTTGAAGTCGCCGCCGCAAAAGCCTGTGCGGAAATTGAAAAAACGCCGGTCAGTATTCGTGAGCTGTGGAACCCGGATACCTGTCCGGCAAATCTGCTGCCGTGGCTGGCGTGGTCATTTTCGGTTGACAGGTTGGATGATAAATGGCCGGAAGCGACCAAACGCGCTGTTATCCGCGATGCGTATTTCATTCACTGCCATAAGGGCACTATTGGTGCGATTCGCCGTGTGGTGGAGCCGCTCGGCTATCTGATTGAGGTGAGGGAGTGGTGGCAATTCAACGAGGAGCCGGGGACGTTCCGTATCGTTGTTGGCGTGCTTGAGCAGGGTATTACCGAGGAAATGTATCAGGAGCTGGAGCGCCTCGTTGCTGATGCAAAACCGGCAAGCCGCCATCTGACGGGACTGGCTATCAGTTTAAGTACAACCGGCAACATTTTTGCCGGTGCGGGATGCTATCACGGCGACGCCCTGACGGTTTATCCCTACACCCCGGAGGCCATTATTGTCGGAGGGGATTATTTCCCGGCCTCGGCCATTCATTTAATTGATAACCTGAGAGTAAACGCATGACAGTGAAATACTACGCCATTCTGACTAATCAGGGCGCTGCACGGCTGGCTAACGCGACGATGCTCGGCAGTAAGCTGAATCTGACGCAAATGGCCGTTGGTGATGCGAATGGTGTCTTGCCGACACCAGACCCGGCACAGACAAAACTGATTAACCAGAAACGCATCGCGCCGCTGAATCTTCTGAGTGTTGACCCGAACAACCAGAGCCAGATTATTGCGGAGCAAATCATCCCTGAGAACGAGGGCGGATTCTGGATCCGTGAGATTGGGCTTTATGATGATGAAGGCGTACTCATTGCGGTGGCGAACTGCCCGGAAACGTACAAACCGCAGTTGCAGGAAGGCAGTGGTCGTACCCAGACTATCCGCATGATTCTGGTTGTCACGAATACCGAAGCCATCACGCTGAAAATCGACCCGTCGGTGGTACTGGCGACCCGTAAATACGTGGATGATGAAGTCCTGGAATTAAGGCTGTATGTGGATGACCAGATGAGAAACCACATTGCCGCACAGGATCCTCATACCCAGTATGCGCAGAAACATAATCCGACATTTACCGGAGAACCAAAAGCGCCGACGCCTGCCGCAGGAAATAACACCACGCGGATTGCGACCACTGCGTTTGTTCAGGCTGCTATTACCGCTCTGATTAATGGTGCGCCAGCCACGCTGGACACACTGAAAGAAATTGCCGCGGCCATTAACAATGACCCGAAATTCAGCACCACCATTAACAATGCGCTGTCAGGTAAGCAGCCACTGGATGAGACGCTGACTCATTTGAGTGGAAAGGATGTAGCTGGTCTTCTCGCATACCTTGGTTTGGGAGAAGGTTCGGCATTACCCGTTGGTGTGCCTGTTCCGTGGCCTTCCGCCACTCCGCCAACAGGCTGGCTGAAATGCAACGGTGCGGCATTTTCTGCTGAAGAATACCCGGAACTGGCAAAGGCTTACCCGACAAATAAATTGCCTGATTTACGCGGTGAGTTTATTCGTGGCTGGGATGACGGGAGAGGCATTGACCCCGGAAGGATTCTATTGGCTTCACAGGAGCATGCAATGCAAAACGTCACTGGTTCAATAGGGAAAATTCAGCTTTTTAAAGATTTAGTTACCAGTGGTCCATTTCGTCATAACGGTAATAACTATCTGACTACTGGATTAACAGCGGTTACAGGCGTAGGTAGTGGAGGGCATGGTGTCACAACATTTGATTTCGATATGTCAAGGGTGGCAAATACCGCCAATGAAACTCGCCCGGTGAACGTTGCATTTAACTACATTGTGAGGGCTGCATAATGGATAACGCTGTATTAAATAGCGAGTTTATTGCTACGAAGGCAGGGGATATTACTGTTTATAACTATGATGGTGAAACTCGGGAATATATTTCCACTTCAAGTGAATATCTTGCCGTTGGTGTTGGTATCCCGGCATATTCCTGCCTGGATGCACCTGGTATACATAGGGAGGGTTATGTTATCCGCCGTTCTGCAGATTTTAACTCATGGGAATATGTGCCAGACCATCGCGGTGAAATCGTCTATAGCACCGAAACAGGAGAATCAAAAGAAATCACATCTCCGGGTGATTACCCTGAAAATACAACCACTATCGCCCCTTTATCTCCATACGATAAATGGGATGGTGAGAAATGGGTGACAGATACCGAGGCACAGCATAGCGCCGCAGTAGACGCGGCAGAAGCACAGCGTCAGTCACTGATTGATGCTGCAATGGTTTCCATTAGTCTGATTCAGTTGAAATTGCAGGCCGGGCGGAAGCTGACGCAGGCAGAAACCACCCGGCTTAACGCTGCGCTGGATTATATTGACGCGTTGACGGCAACAGATACCAGCACCGCGCCGGATGTCATCTGGCCTGAACTGCCGGAGGCGTAGGCCATTCAATATCTGGCGCACCGGAAGTATCAACCAGTTCCAGTGCGTCCAGATAATCCAGCCACAAATTATATTGCGCCAGTTCGTCACCTTTCAGACGACCAATAGCGGCTTTACCGGGCCATTGTTTACTGTTCATGTATTCGTTGGCCTGGTTAATTAGTAGCTGTCTTTCTGATTGAGTAATTTCAATAAGCTCTTCATGCGTTGGAGGCGGCGCATCGACCCAAGCGGGCAGTCCAGTGCTATCTGCACCAAGCATTTTACCTTCAGGCCAGGCAATACCAGCAAATTGGTTGTAGAGGTTAACACTGATTTCAATAGCTGATTCAGGAATAAACCTGCTTTCAGGTTCAATATAAAATCCGTTATCAACGGCGTCATAAAAGTATCTTGTTTTCATGTTAATAACCTATTGCGAATAAACAACCGGCAGCTGAAGCACCCGCCCATGAAGTCCCATTAGTTGTTCTTAAAACACGAACTTTGACTGTCGTTCTGGTAGAGCCACCAATATCGAAGCCCCACGTTGTGCCGGCCGATCCATTCCACGAGCTAGCAGAAGCACCTGAGTCAATCGCAGTGGCATGAAACAGAGCGTTAGGAAATGCCATAGGTAATGTCACGGTTGCTACTCCAGTCGAATCGGAAAGAAATCCAGAGACCCACTGGAAAATGATATTTTGTTCAACCCCACCAATTAAAGCCGGGATCAATATTCTCCCGGTATTACCCGTTACCCCTACAGCAGCGCCAAGTTTTGCCGCTTCTCCCAAACCAACGTTTATGAAAATGCAGAGATAACGGGCAAGTGGCATCATCTCTGGTTTTTATTCAGGGGATCCATCATGCTTATTGGCTATGTCCGCGTATCAACAAATGACCAGAATACGGAATTGCAGCGTAATGCGCTGGAGTGTGCAGGATGTGAGCTGATTTTTGAGGATAAAATCAGCGGCACAAAGTCCGACCGACCGGGACTGAAAAAACTGCTCAGAACATTATCTGAGGGGGATACACTGGTGGTCTGGAAGCTGGACAGGCTGGGGCGTAGTATGCGGCATCTGGTCATTCTGGTTGAGGAACTGCGCGAACGCGGCGTTAATTTTCGCAGCCTGACGGATGCTATTGATACCAGCACGCCGATGGGGCGTTTTTTCTTTCATGTGATGGGTGCCCTGGCTGAAATGGAGCGAGAACTCATTGTCGAGCGGACACGCGCCGGACTGGAAGCGGCCAGAGCCAAAGGTCGTATTGGTGGCAGACGACCGAAACTCACTGCGGGTGAGTGGGAGCAGGTCGGACGGTTGCTGGCTGCGGGGGAATCTCGTCAACGTGTGGCGCTGATTTTTGATATTGGCCTGTCCACGCTCTATAAAAAATTCCCCTCATCAGCGACAAAGAATAAATTGTGTCATCCCTTAGCCAACCGGGACAAATAGCCTGACATCTCCGGCACAACTGAAAATATCACTCACCCATTAACCACGGAGTTAAACGGATGAGTGACTATCATCACGGCGTGCAGGTGCTGGAGATTAACGACGGCACCCGCGTCATTTCCACCGTATCCACCGCCATTGTTGGCATGGTCTGCACGGCCAGCGATGCGGATGCGGAAACCTTCCCCGTCAATAAACCGGTGCTGATCACCAATGTGCAGAGCGCGATTGCAAAGGCCGGTAAAAAAGGCACGCTGGCGGCATCGTTGCAGGCAATCGGTGACCAGTCAAAACCGGTCACCGTTGTCGTGCGCGTGGAAGACGGAACAGGCGACGACGAAGAAACGAAACTCGCGCAGACCGTTTCCAATATCATCGGCACCACTGACGAAAACGGTCAGTACACCGGACTGAAAGCCCTGATGGGCGCTGAGTCGGTTACCGGCGTTAAACCGCGTATTCTCGGCGTACCGGGACTGGACACCAAAGAGGTCGCCGTCGCACTGGCATCGGTATGCCAGGAACTGAATGCCTTCGGGTATATCAGCGCATGGGGTTGTAAAACCATTTCCGAGGTGAAAGCCTACCGCCAGAATTTCAGCCAGCGTGAGCTGATGGTCATCTGGCCGGATTTCCTCGCATGGGATACGGTTACCAGTACCACCGCCACCGCGTATGCCACCGCCCGTGCGCTGGGTCTGCGCGCTAAAATCGACCAGGAGCAGGGCTGGCATAAAACGCTGTCCAACGTCGGGGTGAACGGTGTTACCGGCATCAGTGCATCCGTCTTCTGGGATTTGCAGAAGCCCGGCACTGATGCTGACCTGCTTAATGAGTCAGGCGTCACTACGCTGATTCGCCGCGACGGTTTCCGCTTCTGGGGTAACCGTACCTGCTCTGATGACCCACTGTTTCTCTTTGAAAACTACACCCGCACCGCGCAGGTGCTGGCCGACACGATGGCTGAGGCGCACATGTGGGCGGTGGACAAGCCCATCACCGCAACGCTGATTCGCGATATCGTTGACGGCATCAATGCCAAATTCCGTGAGCTGAAAACAAACGGCTATATCGTGGATGGCTCATGCTGGTTCAGCGAAGAATCCAACGATGCGGAAACCCTCAAGGCCGGAAAACTGTATATCGACTACGACTATACACCGGTGCCTCCTCTCGAAAACCTGACCCTGCGCCAGCGTATTACCGATAAATACCTGGCAAATCTGGTCACCTCGGTTAACAGCAATTAAGGAGCCTGACCGATGGCAATGCCGCGCAAACTCAAGTTAATGAACGTCTTTCTGAACGGCTACAGCTATCAGGGCGTCGCGAAGTCCGTCACGCTGCCAAAACTGACCCGTAAGCTCGAAAACTATCGCGGTGCGGGGATGAACGGCAGCGCACCGGTAGACCTCGGCCTTGATGACGATGCGCTGTCAATGGAGTGGTCGCTCGGTGGCTTCCCGGATTCGGTTATCTGGGAGCTTTACGCCGCAACCGGCGTGGATGCCGTGCCGATTCGTTTTGCAGGCTCTTACCAGCGCGACGATACCGGCGAAACGGTGGCCGTCGAAGTGGTCATGCGTGGCCGTCAGAAAGAAATCGACACCGGTGAGGGTAAACAGGGAGAAGACACCGAGTCGAAAATCTCCGTGGTCTGCACCTATTTCCGGCTGACGATGGACGGTAAGGAGCTGGTCGAAATCGACACCATCAACATGATTGAGAAGGTGAACGGCGTCGACCGGCTGGAGCAACACCGCCGCAATATCGGCCTGTGATTTTCATCCGGTCAGCCAGGCTGACCGGTTAACCCTGATTCAGAAGTGAGAAAACCATGAACAAAGAAAATGTCATTACCCTGGAAAATCCGGTCAAGCGTGGTGAGCAGGTCATCGAACAGGTCACGCTGATGAAACCCAATGCCGGGACGCTGCGCGGTGTCAGTCTGGCAGCGGTCGCAAACTCTGAAGTTGATGCACTAATTAAGGTGTTGCCGCGCATGACGGCACCGATGCTGACCGAGCAGGAAGTTGCCGCACTGGAACTGCCTGACCTTGTGGCGCTGGCCGGTAAGGTGGTCGGTTTTTTGTCGCCGAACTCGGTGCAGTGACGTTTCCGAAAAATCTGTCGGTCGATGACCTGATGGCGGATGTGGCAGTGATATTTCACTGGCCGCCATCAGAACTGTATCCCATGAGCCTGACCGAACTCATCACATGGCGCGAAAAGGCGCTCCGGCGAAGCGGGAACACGAATGAGTAACAATGTAAAATTACAGGTATTGCTCAGGGCTGTTGACCAGGCATCCCGCCCGTTTAAATCCATCCGCACAGCGAGCAAGTCGCTGTCGGGGGATATCCGGGAAACACAAAAATCACTGCGCGAGCTGAATGGTCAGGCATCCCGTATTGAGGGATTTCGCAAGACCAGCGCACAGCTCGCCGTGACTGGTCATGCACTTGAAAAGGCACGGCAGGAGGCCGAAGCCCTTGCCACACAGTTTAAAAACACTGAACGTCCGACCCGTGCTCAGGCGAAAGTGCTGGAATCCGCAAAGCGTGCGGCGGAGGACTTACAGGCGAAATATAACCGCCTGACGGATTCCGTTAAGCGCCAGCAGCGGGAACTGGCCGCTGTGGGAATTAATACCCGCAATCTTGCACATGATGAGCAGGGGCTGAAAAACCGTATCAGTGAAACCACCGCACAGCTTAACCGTCAGCGCGACGCACTGGCGCGTGTCAGTGCACAACAGGCAAAACTTAACGCAGTAAAACAGCGTTATCAGGCCGGAAAGGAACTGGCAGGAAATATGGCCTCGGTGGGCGCTGCCGGTGTGGGGATTGCGGCGGCGGGAACGATGGCCGGAGTTAAGCTGCTGATGCCCGGTTATGAGTTTGCGCAGAAAAACTCAGAATTGCAGGCCGTGCTCGGAGTGGCAAAAGACTCCGCCGAAATGGCTGCACTACGCAAACAGGCGCGCCAGCTCGGCGACAATACCGCCGCCTCGGCAGATGATGCAGCCGGTGCGCAGATTATTATTGCGAAAGCCGGTGGGGATGTTGATGCCATTCAGGCGGCAACGCCGGTCACGCTGAATATGGCGCTGGCGAACCGTCGCACGATGGAAGAAAACGCTGCCCTGCTGATGGGGATGAAATCCGCCTTTCAGCTTTCAAACGATAAGGTCGCTCATATCGGGGATGTTCTCTCCATGACGATGAACAAAACCGCCGCCGATTTTGACGGCATGAGCGATGCGCTGACCTATGCCGCACCTGTGGCAAAAAATGCCGGTGTCAGCATTGAAGAAACCGCCGCAATGGTCGGGGCGCTGCATGATGCAAAAATCACAGGCTCAATGGCGGGGACGGGAAGCCGTGCCGTGTTAAGCCGCCTGCAGGCACCGACGGGAAAAGCATGGGATGCACTCAAAGAGCTTGGAGTGAAAACCTCAGACAGTAAGGGAAACACCCGGCCAATATTTACCATTCTGAAAGAAATGCAGGCCAGTTTTGAGAAAAACCGGCTCGGTACTGCCCAGCAGGCTGAATACATGAAAACTATTTTCGGGGAGGAGGCCAGCTCAGCCGCCGCCGTGCTGATGACTGCCGCCTCAACCGGAAAGCTGGACAAACTGACCGCTGCGTTTAAAGCCTCAGACGGGAAGACTGCCGAGCTGGTAAATATCATGCAGGACAACCTCGGCGGTGACTTTAAGGAGTTTCAGTCCGCTTATGAGGCGGTGGGGACAGACCTGTTTGACCAGCAGGAAGGCGCACTGCGTAAGCTCACTCAGACGGCCACAAAGTATGTGTTAAAACTCGACGGCTGGATCCAGAAAAACAAATCACTGGCGTCAACCATCGGCCTCATTGTCGGTGGCGCGCTGGCGCTTACTGGCATCATCGGTGCCATTGGCCTCGTAGCCTGGCCGGTTATCACCGGCATCAATGCCATTATCGCGGCAGCAGGCGCAATGGGGGCAATCTTCACGACGATAGGCAGTGCTGTTATGACGGCCATCGGGGCAATTAGCTGGCCGGTTGTGGCTGTGGTGGCCGCCATTGTCGCCGGGGCGTTGCTTATCCGTAAATACTGGGAGCCTGTCAGCGCATTCTTTGGCGGTGTGGTGGAAGGGCTGAAAGCGGCATTTGCGCCGGTGGGGGAACTGTTCACGCCACTTAAGCCGGTGTTTGACTGGCTGGGCGAAAAGTTACAGGCCGCGTGGCAGTGGTTTAAAAACCTGATTGCCCCGGTCAAAGCCACCCAGGACACCCTAAACCGTTGCCGTGACACGGGGGTCATGTTCGGGCAGGCACTGGCTGACGCGCTGATGCTGCCGCTTAATGCGTTCAACAAACTGCGCAGCGGTATTGACTGGGTACTGGAAAAACTCGGTGTTATCAACAAAGAGTCAGACACACTTGACCAGACCGCAGCAAGGACTCATGCCGCCACGTATGGCACCGGTGGTTATATTCCGGCGACCAGCTCTTATGCAGGCTATCAGGCTTATCAGCCGGTCACGGCACCGGCTGGCCGCTCTTATGTGGACCAGAGTAAAAACGAATATCACATCAGTCTGACGGGCGGTACTGCGCCGGGGACTCAGCTCGACCGCCAGTTACAGGATGCGCTCGAAAAATACGAGCGGGATAAACGTGCGCGCGCCCGTGCCAGCATGATGCATGACGGTTAAGGAGGTGACGAAAAATGATGCTCGCGTTAGGTATGTTTGTTTTTATGCGCCAGACGCTGCCACACCAGACCATGCAGCGTGAATCAGATTATCGCTGGCCGTCAAATTCCCGTATCGGTAAACGGGATGCCTACCAGTTTCTCGGTGTGGGTGAGGAAAACATGACGCTGGCCGGTGTGCTTTATCCCGAACTGACCGGCGGCAAGCTGACGATGACCACGCTCAGGCTGATGGCAGAGGAGGGACGGGCGTGGCCGTTGCTGGATGGCACCGGCATGATTTACGGCATGTATGTCATCAGCAGGGTGAGTGAAACAGGGAGTATTTTCTTTGCAGACGGCACACCCCGGAAAATTGATTTTACGCTGTCACTCACCCGCGTTGATGAATCACTGGCCGCGCTTTATGGCGATATCGGTAAACAGGCGGAATCGCTCATCGGTAAGGCTGGCAGTATGGCGACCAGATTCACGGGTATGACGGGGGCGGGATAATGCTGGATGCGCTGACATTTGATGCAGGCAGTACACTGACGCCGGATTATATGCTGATGCTCGACAGCAGGGATATTACCGGCAATATCAGCGACCGTCTGATGAGCATGACCCTGACGGATAACCGGGGCTTTGAGGCTGACCAGCTTGATATTGAACTGAACGATGCCGACGGGCAGGTCGGGCTGCCGGTTCGTGGCGCTGTCCTGACGGTGTATATCGGCTGGAAAGGTTTTGCCCTGGTATGCAAAGGGAAATTCACCGTTGATGAGGTTGAACACCGGGGCGCGCCGGATGTGGTTACCATCCGCGCCCGGAGTGCAGATTTTCGCGGGACGCTCAATTCCCGCCGGGAAGGCTCATGGCATGACACCACGCTCGGTGCGATTGTTGAGGCGATAGCCTCCCGTAACAGGCTGGAAGCCAGTGTCGCTCCGTCACTGGCCGGAATTAAAATTCCGCACATCGACCAGTCGCAGGAGTCTGATGCGAAATTCCTGACCCGTCTTGCAGAACGCAACGGCGGTGAGGTCTCGGTAAAAATGGGAAAACTGTTGTTTCTCAAAGCGGGGCAGGGGGTGACGGCCAGCGGTAAAAAAATCCCGCAGGTCACCATAACCCGCAGCGACGGCGACCGCCACCATTTTGCGATTGCTGACCGTGGAGCCTATACCGGCGTAACGGCAAAGTGGCTTCACACCAAAGACCCGAAGCCGCAAAAGCAGAAGGTAAAACTGAAACGCAAAAAGAAAGAGAAACACCTGCGCGCACTGGAGCACCCGAAAGCGAAACCGGTCAGGCAGAAGAAAGCGCCTAAAGTACCGGAAGCGCGTGAAGGTGAATACATGGCCGGTGAGGCTGACAACGTTTTTGCCCTGACCACGGTATATGCCACGAAAGCGCAGGCCATGCGCGCCGCTCAGGCGAAGTGGGATAAGCTGCAACGGGGCGTTGCGGAGTTCTCCATCAGTCTGGCTACCGGTCGTGCTGATATTTACACGGAAACACCGGTTAAAGTGTCAGGCTTTAAGCGCGTCATAGACGAGCAGGACTGGACAATCACTAAGGTGACACATTTTCTGAATAATAGCGGCTTCACGACGTCCTTGGAGCTTGAGGTCAGGCTTTCTGATGTGGAGTACGAAACAGAAGGTGATGAGTGATGTTTTTATTTTATCTGTTTGTTTTATAAGGATAAATTAACTAAAATGGCACCATCAACAAAACCGGAAGAGGTGCTCGCGATGTTTCATTGTCCTTTATGCCAGCATGCCGCACATGCGCGTACAAGCCGCTATATCACTGACACGACAAAAGAGCGTTATCACCAGTGCCAGAACGTGAATTGCAGCGCCACGTTCATCACTTATGAGTCGGTACAGCGATACATCGTGAAGCCGGGAGAAGTCCACGCTGTAAGACCGCACCCGTTGCCGTCAGGGCAGCAAATTATGTGGATGTGATCACAAAAATAGCCCCTCAGTTAAGGGGCTTTATTTATGGTCGATGTGGACGCTATGTGGACAGTGCTTGATATAAATCCATTTATATCATCAGGTTAGGTGCTTTTTTGTGACACCATCCCTGTCTTCCCCCACATGATGTGGGGGTTTTTTTTATCCTCAATTTGCCTGCTGCTTAATGCATTGCAGATGATTTGCTTCCGTTATACTAGCGTCAGTTGATAGCGGGAGTATTTATGAATCAATCTTATGGACGGCTGGTCAGTCGGGCGGCGATTGCTGCGACGGCGATGGCTTCGCTGCTATTGCTGATTAAAATTTTTGCATGGTGGTATACCGGGTCGGTGAGTATTCTCGCCGCGCTGGTGGATTCGCTGGTGGATATCGGCGCGTCGTTGACGAATTTACTGGTGGTGCGATATTCCCTGCAACCTGCCGACGATAATCACTCGTTTGGTCACGGTAAAGCTGAGTCCCTCGCGGCGCTGGCGCAAAGTATGTTTATCTCCGGTTCAGCACTATTCCTGTTTTTGACGGGTATTCAACATCTGATATCTCCAACACCGATGACAGATCCAGGCGTCGGGGTTATCGTGACAATTGTGGCGCTAATTTGTACGATTATCCTTGTCTCGTTTCAGCGTTGGGTGGTGCGCCGGACGCAAAGCCAGGCGGTGCGGGCTGATATGCTACATTACCAGTCTGATGTTATGATGAACGGCGCAATTCTGCTGGCGCTGGGGTTGTCCTGGTACGGCTGGCATCGCGCCGATGCTCTGTTTGCATTGGGAATCGGCATCTATATTTTATATAGCGCGTTACGCATGGGATATGAGGCGGTACAGTCATTACTGGATCGCGCATTGCCTGATGAGGAACGGCAAGAAATTATTGATATCGTGACTTCCTGGCCGGGTGTTAGCGGCGCTCACGATCTTCGCACGCGGCAGTCAGGGCCGACCCGCTTTATTCAGATTCATTTGGAAATGGAAGACTCTCTGCCTTTGGTTCAGGCACATATGGTGGCGGATCAGGTAGAGCAGGCTATTTTACGGCGTTTTCCGGGATCGGATGTAATTATCCATCAGGACCCCTGTTCCGTCGTACCCAGGGAGGGTAAACGGTCTATGCTTTCATAA